CTACCGCAATGTTGCATCCAACGCATCAACACAGCTCAACAAGTCCTCCGGTTGGAGGTGGACGTAGTTCTGCATGGTGATCCGCACATCGCTATGCCCTGCCCACATGCTGACCTTGTGGATTTGTATCTGCTTGGCCAGCAGCGTCAGGCAGGTGTGGCGCAGCGAGTGGTGGCAGACGTCCTTCCAGTCCGGCCCCAGTTCCTTCCTCAGTTTGGCCCAGTAGTCCTGCGCGGTGCTGGTTCTGAGGTCAAACAGGGTGACCGCATGTTCGACGTTATGCTCTTTCGCTAGGGCGATCTCCTTCCGGCGGACCTCAACGAGGTCTTGAAGCGCCGCTGCGAGGTCTTCGGTGAGAGGCAGGCGGCGGGGCTTGTCGTTCTTGGTGGTGTAGCGTGGGAACTGCACCCATGTGCGCCCCAGCTCGGTGACCAGCGCGCCTGCGGAGTCATCAAGGCTGACCTGCAGGGCTTCCGAAAGACGGCAGCCGGTGTGCAGAAGGAAGCGGAGGAGGAGAGCGATCCGGCCCCACTTCAAGGAGGGGTTGGCTGCTTGCAGCTCGGCCACCTTCTGGAACATCAGCGCCTGCTCGTCAGCGGAGAGGACGCGCTCCCTCTTCCGGCCCTTCTTGATCTTGGGGCGGCGAGGTACGCGCTGCAGGATGGGCACACCCGTGTTGTTCCCTCCGTCCCAATCGAGAGCGAAGTCGAGGGCCTTGTAGAGGGAGTCAAGCTTGCGGCTCACTGTCCCCGACTGGTTGCCCTTGTCCTCAAGGCGCTTGCGGACATCGCGGATGACCTCGTCAGTCACCTCGGTGACCTGCAGCTTCCCGATGTAGCTGCTCAGGATGCGGAGGTTGCTCAGGATCGTGGCCTGAGACTTAACGTCCTTCCAATGCTCCCGATACACATGATCGAAGAGCTGATCCACAGTCACGCCCTTGGTCTTCTGCTCGACCGCAGCAGGTTGCAGCCGGTCCTCTTCAGGGTCCAGCCCCATAAGGATGCGCTGCGCTTTCTTGCGGGCCAGCACGAGGTCACGGGTGCCCAGTGACACCCGCTTGCGGACGCCTTCAACCTCATGGTCGAGGATGTAGATGCCCGAGTCTTTCTGTCTAAGTCTCATCTCTGCTTCCTTTGATAATAGCCGCCAGACCGACAGCAACTTCGCGGCCTTCAGCCGTAAGCTCCAAGAACTTATGACGGCGGTCATCTTCATTCTCTACAGCTTCAACCCATCCTTTAGGCAGCTTATGCTTGGCCTTCTCCCGCTCTTCTTTAGGGAGCGCAGCGACTTCTGCTATAGCCTTACGTGTGGCAGGCTTGAACTTATCCATCACACGCTCGGGTGACGAACCCAACAGAGGCGCTCCCGTGAGGTCATCGCCTAGGTCGTCAGTCAACTGGGTCAGCGTGAGCTGTTTGCCCATCGCCTGCTGGTGCATCAGAGCAACGAGGGCATAGACCTGTCGAAGGGTGGTGCGCTCAGGCAGTGTTTCGGCCAGCGTAGCCAGCGCGGCGCTCAAGTTCCCTAACTCGTAGGCGGTGGAACTCAAAGCGGGCCAAGATATGGCTTGTTTCGGTCTCCGTGACATTGCGTTCATCCTTCAGTTGACCTGCGGTAGTGCAGCCTTCCTGTGATGCGGCGGTGGTAGTGTCAACCATTCTTGTTTTACTCCGTCTTGTTGCGCCCCTCATTCACGCTTGGGATGCGGAGAGCCAGCGACCTTGGCTATCCCAGCGCGTCAGGAGAGGACCATGTTTCCAGCATGTTGGCCGTCGAGCCTGCTGGGGGTCGTTCTCCTAGAGGTTCCTATCGACGTAGGAAAGGGTATGTTCTCAGTTTGTTCACAGCGTGTCACTGTCCCGTTTCAGGACATTGCCGATTTGTTGCAGAATGTTTCCAACACCATGCAGGCCACGCGCTGCCCAGCCTGCAAGGTTCCATAGGAGGACCAGCGCCAACGCGATGGCCCAGATTTCAAACACGATGGTCACGAGGTCCGCTCTTCGGCATCCATAAAGTCCCAGTGGAAGTCCCGCGACTCTTGCGGGTTGTCAGCCCAGTGACCGAGGCTGCGCATCCCGTTGTAACGGGTGCCTCCCTCGAAGGCGCAGTTGTTCTCCACGAAGGCTTGCGCGTCCTCGGCAGAAGGTGCTTCGATCAGCGCTTCGTAAGGCGTCACCTCGGTGACGAGGTAGCGGACCTTGAATATCTTTTTGGCAGTGTCAGGCATCGTTGATCTCCCCATAGACCACCTCGCGGAACAGCTCCCGCGACTGCCGGTGGTACGTCATCATGCGACTGTAGAAGCGATGTCGGGCATCGCGCTGGGCGGGATCACTCCGCGCCTCTTTCTTAATCTTGCGGCGGGCGCGGCGGATCACCTCAATGTAGGTGTCGTCCGCATGCAGGTTCAGGCGCAGGTAGGTGCTGAACATGGCGTTCTCCATTCATGGTGACCAGAAGCCCACGCTAGGCGGGCCTCAGATCACCCCCGCGCCACGGCGGGGATGGGCTAGTGTTACTGGGCAGGGGAACCGCAGGTGGCCGCGAAGACCACCACAGCGATGATGCAGAGGTGACAGAAGGTCTGCAGGGACACGTAGGGTTCGAGGTCAAACATCAGCGGTCACCTCGCGGCTATCATGACCAGCCAGCAGGGCATGAATAAGGCGACCCTCGCGCTTCCCAATGCGACCACGGCGGGCGCGGCGGTTGTGCTTGTCGATCTCGCGCTGCACGGCGGTGGGGCTATAATCATGCATGCTCTTGGTCCTCCTTGGTGGGCTTGGGGTTCTCTTGGGCGCAGACCTCGCGGCTCTTTTCGAGCGTGGCGATGCGGCGGCTGTTGTAACCGGCCATGAAACGGGCCGAGGGGTAGCGGCGGGCCATCAGAAAGGCTCCACTTCGACGCCAGCGCAGAAGAGCTGGAGCTTGGCGACAGGGCCGTGCGGACCGTCTGCATCGCAGTCGTTGTCGATCCAGTTCTCGACCCCGATGGACAGGCAGCGATAAGCCAGCGGACCAGAGGCATAGGTGGACATGGTGTGCCCGTCCTCAAAGGTCAGGCGCATCTCATAGGGGCCGTCCTCATAGGTCATGGTGCTGACGATATAGCGCGGGGTGGGCAGCGTCTCGGCGGGTGCCTTAAGGCTGCGCAAGGGAATAGCGCGGGCCATCAGTGGGCGATGGCGGGCACGAGCTGCCACGCATTGTTAGGGGTGTTGCGGGGCTTGAAGCGGATGGCGCTCTGGCCTTCGCAGTGCTTCTCGCGCCACTTAGGGGCACTGCCGGTCACCTGTTGGTAGCGCTTGGCAAACTTGGTGAGGTCAGCGTCTTCCTCAAGGAACATGTGACCATGCGCAAGGTACGAATAGCCCGAGAAGTCCTTGGCGGTCAGGCCGAGGGCATAGAGAACATTGGCAGGCACCTTGCCCCACGCATGGGACGGGTCAGCGAAAACGGTGAAGGTCTTTTGCATGTTGTGGGTCTCCACAGAGTGACAGCAGGGCCACGACAGGCGCGGCGCTGGTGACACCCCCGCCCCGAAGGGCGGAAGCGGTTAGGCGATGATCTCGACGACGATTTGCAGGCGCTTCTTGCCGCTTGGGTGATAGGCAGCGGGCGCGATGCCGCCTTGGTCAGCCACAAGGCCGTCTTTCAGGGTCACCACATGGCCCTTGATGTTGAGCATGTAGGTCACCCCAGCGCGGGCATGCTTCTTGGCAAAGGTGGCCACAGTGCAGCAGGGGAAGAGGTCTTCCCGACGATCCTTGAGCCACGCATAGCGGGCAGCAGGGACGGCCAGCAGCTCCACAAAGGCCACGTTAAGGGTCTGCAGGGCAGACCGGCGGTCTTTCGCATAGGTCCGGCCTTCCCAGCCTTCGCCATAGCCGCCAGCAGCCTTGACGGTCTCCCAAGCGGTTTCGAAGGAGACCCCAGCGCAGAGCGCGACCGACAGGACGCCACAGTGCGGCGCATGGCTCCCATTGTAGCCATCGGGGTATGCAAGGCGGCTCATGCGCTCTTCCCCTTGTTCAGGATGTCCAGCGCGGTGGCCCATTCCTGCAGGCCTAGGGCGTTGTCGAAAGCCTCCGCAGGGTCTGCGGCATAGTAGGCCAGCGCTTCCGCTTTTTCGCGGATGTCGTCTTGGGTCTCCAGCCCGAAAAGGCGGGTGATTGCCGTCTGGCGCAGGGTGACGCGATATTCCTGCCATTCGGTCTTCTTGACCACGATGTCAGGCAGGACGCGCACGGCTTCCTTAAGCGCCTTCTTGGTTGTGATTGCCATTTTACCGGCTCCCTTGTGAGTGACAGAAAGACCGGCGAACCGGCCCTTGTGTCACCCCCGCCCTAAGGCGGAGGATGCAACGTTACGGATATTAGGAAGCCCTCTTGCGGGCATGCTTCGCCCCTCCCCCATGCGCCGCGATGGCGATGGAGACTTTGGCCTTGCCGCTAGTGCCCATGCAGGCCCTGCAGGCGGCGCATTCGGTCTTCTTTCCGGCTTCTTCGGAGGCGGGGCAGATGACTTCTAGGCCCTTGACGTTCTCGCCTTCGGAGGCGGTAACGCGAAAGGTCCGGTAACCCTTGGCTTGCGCTTCGGACACATCCGCAAGGCTATCTGCGGATGCCATGACAAGGCGCGACCACATGGCAGGGATAGCGCGCCACTGGTGGGTGTAGCCGGTCCAGCCTTGCGCCGCGCCGGTCACATAGGACCAGATGGAAAATGGAGCGGCTGCAGGGTCACCATAGGTGCCAAGGCGAACCATGCGACCGGCGAGAAGTGCGCGGCCTTCCGCTGCGGTCACCTTGGGATAGACCCCGCGCTTGTAAGCCTCAAAGACGGTGCGCGGGCCATGAATTAGGGTAACGTAGCAAGAGCGGTCTTTGCCCGTTCCATCGCCACGATGTGGGCAGGTGCCACAGATAGAGGCGTCTTCACCGGACCGGACCGCCTCTAGCGGGTGGATGTCAGCGCGGATGATGTAGGTTTGAACCATCGCGCCGGTTTTGGCGTTGCGGCTTGCCTTCGCTAGGCCGGTGGCAATGACGACAATCGGCTTGCCGTCGATCTGCGAAGGCCCCTCGAAAAGGATGACGCCTGCAGGTGTTTTTGACATGCGGGAAGCTCCAAAAGAGTGACAGAAAGACCGGCGAACCGGCCCTTGTGTCACCCCCGCATTGCTGCGGAGGATGGAATGTTGCGGGTATTACGAACGCGACAGACGGTTCTCGGCCCAAGAGTCCAGAGCGGCCACGGCGTCAGCCAAGAGCCACCCACGGCGAAGGCGACGGCGGATGTAATCCACCCCGATGCACACGGGGATGTCTGCAGCGCGGGCAAAGTGAAGAACAGAGCGGACCTCTGCGGTTTCTTCTTTGGTCATGTGAAATCCTTTCGACAGTCACCATAAGACCGGAAAGACCGGCCCTAGGGTGACCGGCGGTTACCTTTGGGAGACTTTGCCTAGCCGTTAGGAAGGCGCTGGAAAGCCAAGGGGAACCGCAAGTCACTTGCGCTTGATTAACAATGAGAAAGAGCGGGGCCGGTTGGCGTCTCGCCGTCCGGTGAAGCCATACCTAGGCCCATTCGATAACCGCGTCAATGCGGTTATCTCATTTTTTTTGATAGATGCATCATTCCATGTGTTAAAAGGCTGATTTCTAGGCAAACTTTTTTCATCATCCCTGCCCCTTCCGGTCTCCCCTAGGGCCTCCCCTGCCCACTTTCCGGCCCTTCCGGTCTCCCCTAGGCCCTGCCCTATCGCCTCCCCCTAGGCCCTGCCCTATCGCCTCCCCCTAGGCCCTTCCGGTCTCCCCCTAGCGCCGCTCCCTGCCCCTTCCGGTCTCCCCTAGGTCACCACGAAAAAAACAGGGGAGACCAGAGGCGCGGTCAAATGTCACCGCAAGTCCCTTCCGGTCTCCCCTAGCGCCGCTTGCCGCTCCCCTTCCGGTCTCCCCTAGTCACACATGGCGCTTCGCAGGGGATACGAACGGCGGAAAGCCTAGGCGGATTGCCAAGGGGTGACGGCTAGACCGTGCCAATGGCCGATTGCAGGGGGTTTTGCGCGGTGGATAACAGACTCCCGCGCGGTATATAAACTCCCGCGAGGCTCACCAAGGGGGCCATGGGGGGAACTGGGTCGAGCGCACGTATATAAGGGGGTTCGGATAACTGACCCCAAAACCATTTGAGATCAGTCACTTCCTTTTTTGCGAGGCTATAGGGAGGGGCTGGGAAGGTCCCCTATAAGTTACCTATAGATACACTACAGGTAACTTCAGGTTCCCTTCCAGAGGCCATCAGGAGAGAGGTATCACCTCCCTCCCCTGACCTTCCCTCCCCATCCCCTTCCACTGATCCTACCCTTGGCTCTCTTAGAGACCACAGCAGGTTCCACAGGGGCTTCCTTGATGATGGTGCCAGAGAAGAACTCCTTCTCCCACTTGGCCTCCTCACGCCTCTTCCAGTCCTCCTCGGCCTTCATCTGGTCCCGGTTGAGGTACTGGGTCCAGTAAGCAGCAGCGAGAGCAAGGACGTCCAGACGGTCGTCATGCTTTAGCGCTCCGCGCTGGGCGGTGAGATGGGTGAGCTGATAGAGACCACGCTTGACGGTGTCGGGGAACGCGAGGTCCTTCCGCACCACCGAGGTGTCGATAGCGAGACGGTGCTGCGCTAGGAGCGGTTCTAAGAGGCTCAGGATGCGGAGTTCCTTCTGACCGCTGCTCTTCACCTCCTCAACGGGAACGGCTCTGTAGCGGGCTAGGACAGGCTCCAGCAGGCGATTGAACATGCCGTCACCAAAGTTACTTTCGGTGACCACGAGGTTGACCTCTTCGTCCGCAGCGATCTTCGCCAAGGCGTGGAGGGTGGAGTCCGCATAGCCATCGTTCAGGCCTCCCCACTGGCGGACATAGATCACGCCGTTGAGGAACTTGGTCACGCAGTATGCGGTCTCGTCCTTACCACGACCCGAGGGGTCAACATGCAGGACACTTCCGGTGAACTCGGAGAACTCCGGGGAGAGGTACATGGGTCGATGCAGGCGGTCACCGTCGAAGCCGACGTTGGCCAAGTCCTTGAGCGCCAGCTCAGGACCACTGCCCCATGCCACACGGACAGGAGCGATCTTGCGGTCGATGTCCATGACCATCAGGTCTTTGGTCTTCAGAGGGTACTTGTCGGCGTCAGACAGGCTCGTGTCGAGCTGCATCTGCAGGAGGAAGGCGGCAGCCCGGAGTTCCTGTTCGCGGGACATGAGGTCCAGCTCAGAGAAACGTGCAGGGTCTGTAGGCTTCCCGCCGAGGGTTGAGGCGACCGGCTTGCAGAGACTGGGGTCCCGCTCCATGTCCTCCTTGAGGATGGGCGCGAGGTGGTCCTTATAGTTGCTGAAGCGGTCGGCGGTGGGATAACGGGCGGGCCAGATACGGACCTCGTAGCCCTTCTCGGGGAGACGACGATAGATCGACTCTTGGGACTGCGGGGTACCCAGATAGACGATCTCGCCGTCTGGCTTCAGGATCGCGGCGTACTCTGCAGTGCGTCCTTCCAGCTTCTCCCGCATGGATTCGGTTTCAGCATTCTTGGGGACCTCGACGTCATCCGAGATCAGGAGGTCGGCGCGGCTCCCGGTCAACTGACCGAAGATGCCCACGACCTTCACCGAGGGGGACTTGTCGGGAACCGCAGGGCCTACGTCGAAGGCCAGTGCCGAGGTTCGCTGGCCCATCTTGGGGCGCAGCTCATCCCACAGGCCATCGCCTGCGGAGTGTTCGATGATTTGCTTGATGAGGGTCGCACATTCGGTGGCCAAGGTTTCGTTGGCAGACACGATGACGACTTTGAGCTGGGGGTCTTTCCAGAGACGCCACACCACATAGGCGCAGGTTAGGAAGGACTTGCCCACCCCACGGAACGCCTGAATGAAGCGTCGGGCGGGGCCGAGTTGAAGGTAGCGGGCAACGTCGAGCTGGACACGGGTCGGCTGCGGGAGCAGCATGACATACTTCCAGACGTACCAGATGAACTTGAGGAAGTTCTCCTGGAGCTGCTCCTTCGATGAGAGCTGGGTGATGGATGTCCTCTAGGATGGGCTGGGAAGCCCGTAGGAGGTCAGGTCAGGCGCTTGTGCTACTAGGGTAGCCAGCGGGGCACTGAAGGACTCCTACGGGACTCTCAGGGCTTAGTAAGCCGAGGTGATGCCGTAGCCATCAGCGGCACCACGCATGGTGAGCTGATAGTCGGGACGACGCTGGGTTGCGGTGATCAACTGGGAACCCGAGAAGGTCCACAGGACAACCGTGAAGGAGCCGTCAGGGTTAGCGATGGACGAGCCAACATAGGTCTGGCCCGCATAGATGTCGATGATGTTGCCGGGGATCGCGGTGCCCACCAGAGTGTGCGTGGCGGGCGTGTAGCTCGTCAGCACAGGGCGGTCGTTGTAATCCACGAAATCCGCGTACTCATCCATGCGACGATCCTTGACCGTCAGCGCAACCACCGCGCCACTGGCAGGAGCCGAAGCGAGGGTGACGAGGTCACCGGCCACGGCGTTCACCGCAGGACCGGCAGAGCCGTTGACGAGGACCGAGGTCACATCAGAGGTCGCTTGGACGGCGACAGGAAGCTGGAAGACGGTGCGAGTGCCGTCCCCGATAGAAGTGAAAGTTGCAGGCATTACAAATCCTTATGCGTATTCAACGGAGCCGACGATGTCGGTGGAGGCGGCGAGGGTGGTGCCCACGGCGTCAGTGGTGATCGCCCACGAGATGCCAGAGGTGAAGGCCACGCCCATGATGAACTGGCTGTCAGCAAGCTGGCCTGCCGGAATAGGCAGAGTTCGGAACGGCGTGTCGGTTCCGGGGACACCTGCAGACGACTTGGCGTAGAACTGCAGGTAGCGCGTGGCGGCAGCGACGTTCATCAGGTCGTAGCCATAGAGCTGACCGCTGGAGTTCTTGATGACCCCCGAGGTGCCCGTGACGATACGGCCAGTCGAGCAGCCGCCGGAAGCGCGGGTGGAGAAACTGACAGACCCGATCAGGGTGGTGGACGATTGCGAACCAGTCAGCGAAGGGGCATACGGAATGGGAACATCGCCATTCACCAGCAGCGCCTGTCCGTTCACAGTGCCCGAGGTATAAGCCGTCAGACGGACACGCATCGCCTTGCCCACAGCAGGGAAGGCGCGGGCCTGAGCAGTGGAAGCCGTATCGGTTGCAGCAGGGACGCCACCGGCCATAGGGAGACCGGCGACTGCGAACCAGTTGGTCCCGTCAAGGGTCTGCTCGTAAGCCATGGTGGCGACATAGGTGCCCGTGGGGTTGAAGACGACGAAGCCCACGCAGGTCAGATCGACGTTCATCAGGATGGCACCGTTGGCGGTACCGGGCGTGACCGTGGCAGCCGTCCCGTAGACCATGGGCTGGCCGGTCTCAGGGTCAACAGAATAACCCGGCGAGGCCACCGCAGAAGTCTGGCGGGGTGAGCGGGGAACAGTAAGGTCCATGTGGACTCCTTAATTAGGACGCCCGAGGGCGACGTCGTCTAGGTTAACTTCAGCGAGTTGGGCGGCGAGAGTGTCCACGCGAGGTGCTGACTTGGGGGCGTCAACGCCGTTCTGGGCGAGGAACTTCATCACCTTGTCGAGGAGCTGGGGATTGATGGGCACGGGGACGCCGTCGCTATCGACAGCCTCCATTGCCCGCTTCAGTTCGTCTGTGAGTGCCCCCGCCAGCATGCCGTGAAGGGCATCCAGCAGGGACTCAGAGGCGCGTCCGGTCATTTCAGTACGCTCCAGAAGTGTTGCAGAAACCAGCCGAGGACACTGGCGACGGCACTGGCGATGGCCAGACCGGCCCAGCGGACAAGGCCGTTGGTGGACTTGGTGGTGGCCATGTGGGCCTCCAGCACGGAGACGCGCTTGTCGATGCTGTCGCAAATCTTCAGCAGCAGGGCGCGGTCTTCACGGTTCTGATCGATCACGATGTCGAGCCGACCTTTGACCTCGCCAAAGGCGATGTGCAGGTTGTCGTCAGCCATTACGGGGCCTCGGCCAGCGCCTTAGCGCGGTCTTCCAGAGCCTTGATGGCAGACGTCACGCCCGTGTCAGTGCCGCCGTAGGCAGCCATCTGGAGGGCCGAGAACGGCTGTAGGGTGGTGATGAGGACGTTGCTCTGCAGGGTTTCCACGGCAGTCTTGGCGTCGGCGCGAAGTGCCTCAAGGCCGGTATCGAAGGCCACCAGCGCAGCCTTCAGTTGTTCTTCAGGGGTCATTGTGATCCTAAACGGGGGATTGGGTGTTGGTGTAGGTGAGCGCACAGGTGACTGCAGGAAGCGTCTGGCCGTCCACTGTGACCACGCAGGTCAGTGTGGCGGTATCGCTGTCACCAGCGTTGATGCCGTTGAAGGCAACAGTTGCAGTGGCAGTCCCCTGCCCCGAGTTGATGCCCCACGAGCCGTCGCCCAGCGTACTGACCACCGACCAACTGTAGGACGGAGTGCCGGTGTTGCCGGTGACGGTGCAGGTCACACCGGGGAAGATATAGTTGAAGGCCTTGCCGCTGGCGGACTGGCTTGTAGGCGAGAGAGCTGCGGAGGTAGCCGACCACACCTTCTTCCACACGCCACTGACGTTGGCCCAGATCGCGGTCGGCGTTTTCCATGTGCCGCCCACGTTGATGCGAGGCAGGGCTGTTTTCCAAGCCCCGCCCACGTTGATGCCGAAGGTCATGTGTAAGTGAACCAGAGGTCTCCATCGGAGCCACCCGAGGGCGCTGCGGTGGAGAAGGTGATGCCAGAGCTGGACCTCCCGTCGAGGCGATAGGCGAGAGCCTTGCCTTGGACAGAGAGCGCGCCGGTCACGTTGAGGTTCCCAGCGATGGTACCGCCGGTCAGCGGGAGGTAGTTCGAGCCGTTCGCGGGGGTGTACCCGAGGGCCGAAGTAACCTGCGTCGAGGTGATCGAGGTGACCGTCCCGGCGTTCCCTTGGATGTCCAAGGGCCAGTTGGTACCGAAGCTGGTGACGTCGATCTGGAGACCCAGCTTGCCCGACGCCGTCCAACCGATGAACACCGTGTTGTTGGTCTGGCCGCTGCCTCCACCTTGGCGGACAGGGGTGAAGCCCAGAGAGGCCTGCTTGCCCGACAGGCCGTTGTCCACGTACTGCTTGGTGGCAGCCTGCAGGGAACCCGAAGGATCACCCGCAAGGGTCAGGGGACCGATCATGGTTCCGCCCGTGTTACGGTCGAGAGGGGTCAGGGTACCAGCATGCCAGACAGCATTACCATTGACCTGATAGCCTCCCTTGACGTTCCAGAGGCCCTGACGGGCGTCATAGTAGCCATTGATCGAGCCATCATAGGTCATCATCCCGAGGCCCCACCAGATTTTCATGGAGGTGTTATAGGTCGTCCAAGAGGCACCGTCGCCGGTACCAGACTGGAACCCATTCCACCCCCACGCGCTGGCAAGCTGCAGGGAACCAGTAAGGGTTCCGCCGGTCAGCGGTAGGTAGCTGCTGGGGGTAAAGTTTCCTTCATCCCAGAGGCCGTAGGTCACCCCTGCATCGGTGTTACGGTAGAAGCGTTCCGTATTGCAGATGAGACGCCACCCCCCAGCGGAGTTGAGGAGGCCCACTTGGTTGGTCTTGTTCGCGTAGAATGACCCGCGCACCACGCCGTCCGAAGTCTGAAGGGTCAGGCGACCGGCAAGCGAGGCGGCAGAGCGGATGATAGCCTCTTCACCACCGCTAGACGGGAGGTAGAACAGGGCAGGACTACCTACTGTCAGGATGTTGCCCCCCACAGGCAGCGTCAGGTGGCCCGACAGGGTGCCGCCGGTCAGCGGGAGGTAGTTCCCCGGAATGAAGTTCCCGGCATGCCACACGTTCCCTCCGTCGAGCTTCAGGGAGCCATCGGCGCTGAAGGAGAGATAGTGTTCACTTCCGGGCACCTGCCGGTTGACGCTGATAGTCCAACCGCCAGTGGCGTGTCGGTACATCATGGTCTCGGCGGTCCCCGAGGATGGGAAGAAGATGTTGTCGGATTTGAGCTGGGAAACCGTCAGGGTCCCCGTCATGGAACCTCCAGCCACCGGCAGGTAGTTCGAAGGCGTCAGGTTACCGGCATGCCAGACCGTGTTGTTGTTGTAGCGGAAGCCAGCGGCGAGGATGTCGAGAACGGTCCCGTTTGCTTGGAGGCGGACCTCATAGTCCTGAGCCAGTGTGGTCTTCAGGTCGATGTAGGCACCGCTGCCTGCGCGGGTGATCTCGATAGCTCCGTCAAGGGTCAGCTCAACGGAGTTGTTGCCGGTCGAGGCGACACGGGTGGACCCTGTAAGGACGCCGCCGGTCTTCAGGAGGTACAGCGAGGGGTTGAAGGTGGCAGCAGCAGCAGCCGAGGCAGCAGCAGCAGAGGCGCTTGAAGCCGCTGCGGATTTGCTTCCGTCCGCTGCCGTGGCCGAAGCCGATGCTGCAGACTGACTGGCCGACGCTGCGGTGGCCGAGGTTTGCGCAGAGTCCTTATAGGACAGCGCGTTGTTCGCAGCAGTCTGCGCTAGGTTGCGCGCATTGACCGCGCCGGTCGCCGCCGCTTGAACAGCAGCGACAGCAGTGCTGGCCGAGGAGGCCGACGCTGCGGCATTCAGCTCAGACTGGTGGGCCGCTGTGGCCGACTGGTCCGCAGCCGTTGCGCTCAACCCTGCGGCCACCGCCGGTCCACTGACGGACGACATGATGGCTGCAGGGCACGAGACGAGAGTGGAAGTGCCGAGGTAATCGGTGAGAGGATAACGCCCGTCACCATTCGCCCCGCCATTCGCCAGCCCGCCCACCCAGTTCTTGAACTCAGCCTCACGGGCGGTCCAAGCGGAAACTAGGGTGGAAATCTGCTGGGCCAGCGCTGCGTTGGACAGGCTGTCAGCCATTAGGCTTCCGGTGCGGTCTTCGCTTCTTCAGCCTTCTCTTCGGCCAGCTTGCCGCCAAGGTTCACACCTTCGACAAGGGCATCGAGAACGCGCAGGCGGTCGTCAATGCGGGCCTTCTGGGCCAGCAGGTTGGTCTGTTCTTGCAGCACAGCGTTGACTTGTTGGGTCGCGGTCATTGGGTTTCCTTGGAGATAATGGTTTCGAGATAGGCAGCATCGGCGTCGTCTATCGGGAAGATGTTCTCGGAGACGAGGCGGTCGTATGCCAGTTTGACTTCAGGGTCCGACTGGACCTTGCGGATAAGCGAGAGCTGCACCGAGCGTGGCCACTGGTCCAACCAAGAGCGGAAGGTCCAGACCGGCGCGGCGGCGAGAGGTTCAACAGGGGACGCACAGGTCCCACAGTCGGACAGGAGGTAACCTCCGGGGCCATCCACGGGGACCGCCACCTCGCCTTCCAGCGTTTCTGCTGCCAGCTTGATGGGGTCCGTGGTGTCCAGAAGGATGCGGGGGGTCTGCCCCTTGATGCCAATGGCGTACATCACTTGTACCTTCGGAAGGAGATGAGCGAGGCCAGACCAGCGTCCACATAGAGGGAGCCGTCTTGGCCGTACCATTCGACGGACACGAGGAAGGACCCCGTGCCGACCGAGCGTTTACCGGACAGTGCCACGGAGTCAGCGATGGCCGAGCCACCGGAGCTGAAGACCATGACGCCATCGATCTTGATACGGGCACCCCAGTTACGGGCACCGGCAGTGAAACCCTGCTTGAGGGTCACCATCGCAAGGATGTCGCCGGGGTAGTCCATAGGGACCGTGAAGCTGACCAAGGTCTGCCATCCGCCATTCCCGTTCATGATCGAGCCGTTGTAGGCCTGCTGCATGCCGGTCACGGTGCCGTCCGCGATCTTGTTATAGTCCACCACCTGATCCCCGAGTTTCAGCCGGGAGATGCTGGCGTCCGCGATCTGGGCGGTCCCGATGGTCACGTTGCTGATCTGGGCGCTCGTGATGGAGCCGTCCTTGATGACCGCACTGTCGATATAGACCTTGCCGCCGGTAACGCTGAAAGGCTGGAGAGCCGTTGCGCCGTTCATGCTGACAATCTGGAAGTTGTCCGCCACCACCGCGAAGGTGGAGGTGGCCCCAGAGGAGTTCAGCAGGAAGCCCGAGATGTGGCCGTTGATGTTCACTGCCACCGAGTAGCGCGCCGACAGACCGTTGGTGGTCTGCTGGAGCGTGGAGATGGTCGCAGTGTTGTTGCCCACGGTGGTCTGCAGGTTCGTCAGCGAGGTCGCCAGCGCGCCCGTGGCGTCCACTCGTGCCGTGGTCTCGGTCGCCAAAGCAGACGACACGTTACCAATGGCAGCCGAGAGGCCGGACAGTCGGGTACCTAAAGAGGTGTTGCCGCCATCCACAAGGACCTTGGACTCATCCAAAATCCAAGCCTGCCCGTCTGCCCGCTTGGCCCCCAACAGGGTGAACTGCTGGGCCATTGCGGTGTCCGCAGAGGACCGGGTGTTGGCCTCGGTGATGATACTGGACTCTGCCGCCGTCACCCGTGAGGTGAGCGCGGTCAGGGCCTGAGCCTGCGTCGAGGTGGCCGTGGAGAGGGTCGAGTAGTTGGCCGAGATGGTCGAGGTGTTAGCTGCGATGGCCGAGGCGTTCGCGCTAATGTTCGACTCCGCATTGCTCATGCGGGATGTCAGGGTGGTGATCGACTGGGCCTGCGTTGAGGTCGTGCCGGTCAGCGTGGTGTAGTTCGTGGCGATGGACGACTCTGCAGCGTTCATGCGGCTGACCAAAGAGGACAACGCCTGAGCCTGCGTTGAGGCCGTGGTGGACAGCGTGTTGTAGTTCGTGACGATTGCGGACTCTGCAGCGGACGTCCGGGCTGCCAGCGTGGTATACTGGGAGGCCAGAGAGGACACAGCATCGGCGCGTGTCTGGGTTTCCGTCTGGATCGCCGCTAGGTTCGAGGCCAGCGACGAAGCGACCCCCGAGATGTAATCCCCAAGGGTCTGCGTCGGTGACACCTTGACCGTCCCTTGGTTCAGGATGATCGACTTCCCGTCACCCGAAGCGGCCCCGATGAGGTTGAGCTGCGTGGTGATGGCGGTGTCCCCAGCGATGCGCTGAGAGGTCTCGTTCTGGAGAACGGTCTGAATGCCCTGCCCGTTGAAAGTGCCCAGAGCGTTGACCGTGGTGGTCAGGTTCTGGAGCTGGGTCTGGGCCAGAAGGATGGACTGGGAGTTCGCTGTGATGTCCGCAACACGGGCGTTGAAGGACGCCAGCGCCGAGGTGTTGAGCGCTTGCTCCGCAATCATCGAGACGATGTTGGATGGATCGGTAACCACCACGCCATTTGCGTTGGCGATCTGGACGAGGGTGTTTCCGATTGAACTGGTATAGAGGTCGCTCAGTTCCTGCTGCACGAACAGGGTCTGCTGGACGGCCTTGTTTAGGTCCTCTGCGGTGAGGACCGCGCCATTCTGGAATTGAACCAGTGCGCTGTCGATGGTGGTGTGGCGGCTGATCTCAACAGCATTCCCAGCGTTGGCCGGGAAGTCCAACCGAAGGCGACCGCTGGTGACCAGCGACCACGTTGCGGCGTTACCGGCCACACGGACTTGGATATGAGAGGCGTCAAGGTAGGGGAACGGGATGTCAAAATCCCGTTGCCCCTGCCCTGCCACAACCACGGACTTCGTGGTGTAGGTCATTAGAGTTTGTCGAGTTGGTCCCTAAACGTCTTCAGTTGCTGGCTCATGATCTCTTCAGGAGCGCCACTCTTCTCCACATCCTTGCGGAACAGGGAGTATTGGACGGCCTTGTTGAGGTCCTTGTCGCCAGTCAGAAGCTGTTGCTGTGCGTTGTCGAGGTAAGGCTGGCGGACCAGCTTCATTACCTGCAGCTTCTGTGCAGGCGTGTAGGTCTCCCACTCAGGCGACACTGCGTACTCCCGAAGGGTGTCCGCAAGAGTCTTGCCGTCGATCTTGTCCTCCCCGAGGTGCTGCAGAAGCGTGTGCATCTGGTCACCTGAGAGGCGGACGCCATGAAGGCGAGTGGGTGCTTTGGGCATTCGGAACGACAGGTCACCCATAGCTTTGTAGAGGGGGTCGCTGTCGTGATCCGCGACCTTGATACCAGCGTCACGGTCATAGTTGACCACCTGTCCCAAGAAGGGGTCGCGCTGTTCCCACAGGGCGTTCTTGGAGAAGAACCACGACGAGACATACTGGTTCAGCAGTTGCTTCTGCACACTGGCTGGGTCCATGGTCTGCGGCGTGGAGTCGGTGATCTCGTTGGACAGGCCCTTCTGAATGCCGCCGCCGGGAACCAAGCGTTGCTCAAGTCCCTGCAGGATAGCGAAGAAGCCCTCCTGAGACTGCTCTGGGATAGGCAGCTTGGTCAGGTTCTTGAGGCCCGACAGGTAGGTCTTGGACAAGACGTTGGCCGACAGTGCCATCCATGAGGCGTTAGCGAAGTCGGCCAGCTTGCTCTGGGCTTCAGGATCATCATGGAGACCCGAAGCGTGAAGCTGTTGCTCGAACTGGTGGATGTCTGCGCCGATACCGATGACCAAAGCCAGCGGGTCGATGCGTCCATATTCCACCCACTTGCCGCCTACCTTCATGCTGTATTGAGGGCGGGCAGCGCGGGCCGACGAGGAGGTTCCTCCGTCATAACCCACGGCCTCCCCACGGGCAGCCATGTTGTAGCCCTCCAGCATCGCCAAGGTGCCCATGGCCATCTTCGCCCACGCTTCCGCCGACCGGCTGTCGCCAGACCGGAGGTCAGAGTAGAGCTTCCGCTGGAAGGCACCGAGAGGCGTGAAGTCCCGTAGGCCGGTCTCAAGGATGCGAAGCGGCGTGTGAACGAACGGGAAAAGAACACCGGCAGGGTCCATGCCCTGCATGCCTTTCTTGGCCCACTTGCCCAGCCCGGTCTGCATCTCGTCTTGAAAGAGAAGCATGCGGGCTTCCGAACCAGCTTGGTCTTCCATCCCCTTGCGGATCACGACGTCGGTCGCAAGCTGCTTGAGGCGGACGGTGTCACGGCTCCCCGCTTCCACGAGGTTCTGCAGGGCTGCTGCAGTGTCCCCGGAGGATGCTGAAACAAGGCGTTCTGCCATGTCCTTCACATGCTTCTTGGCCTCCTCGCCTGCCAGACCACGCTCAATGGCGTCTCGGGTGGCGGCTGCGGTGGCCTCGGCGTACTTGTTGGAGTGGTACAGGGCAGACCCCACGACTTCATCAAGGAACCCGATGGCCATGTGGGTGGTCATGCGGGTGGCCGAGCCGAACCCGTTGACAATGAAGCCGAGGGTATGGGCAAGTCCTATGCGAAGGGTGGCGAGGCCGTGATTGTCCTGCCCAGCCAGCATGTCCACCGTTTCCGGCTTCATGTAGATGGCGGCACCGTGGTTCACTTCAGAACGCTCGAACTTGTTCACCGTGTGATCGGCGGCGTCCTTTGCGAACTTCTTGGCATACGCCGGGGTAAACTTATTCAGGCGACTGCCTACGAAGCTGGCGTCCCATTTGTTCTTCAGGGTGTCACGGGTGGCCCGACCGGCTTCAGACGAGATGGCGTCAGCAGTTCTACCCGCTTCCTCAATCGCTACGTGAACAGTGCGGTTGATTGCGCGGACCATGCTGTTGCCCAGAGCGGGGCCGAGGACTGCCCACCGCGCATTGTTTGCGGCAGCAGCAGCTCGGTAGCCATCCGTCTTCAGCCATGCGGCCATAGGGACGTTCACGAGACCAGCGATCAGGTGCATGGATGCATAGACCGTGGCACCGAGGCCGGTGGAGGTGAACGTGCCGATGCTGAAGAGGTTACCGGCGGACTCCCGCGAGATGCGGGCAGCGCGGGCACCAAGGGTCCCTTCGTCACGGGCAGCCTGCTCCGCGACGTCTGCAAGGTTACCCTTCGACTTCAACACCTTCTCCACGAGAACACGGCGCTGGTCAGGTGTCTTGGCCTCCCCGATCTCCTTCATGGTTTCTTCCCATGACTTCTTCGGGGGACGAGGGGGTTTCCCAAGGCGCTTTCCGGCTTCCTTGGTGCCCTCTTCGCCAAGCACTTCCTTGGCCGTGTCCAGCACGGTGTTGCCCATACGGGCTTGGTTCATGACTTGGATGGCGCGAAGGCCCCTCCCCATCTCCGAAAAGCTGCCACGCATGGCAGCCTGCAGGGTGATGAGGGTGTGGAACTGCTTCTCAAAGAGCGCATAGTCAGCGTGACTGGCATCCTCGAAGCTGAAGGTTCCCGCCTTCTCAGCGGCTTCCAGCTTCTTGGCGAAAGCTACGAGCTTGGCAGCTTCGCCCGCCACAAGCGACGAGGCAGCCCGGACGTACATGTCGAGGTGTTTGGTCTTTGCAGCCAGTCCCCCAGTGAGCTTCACGACATCACTACCGAGCATTCGAGAGAGAAACGCCACGTTCGTGTCGGTCCGTGCCGTGACCCCAAGCTGACCAGCAATGCGCTGGGTGACAGGGGCAGCGGCGATCCGTTCTAGGATGTCATGGATGCCCTGCTCCATTTCCTTCGGGTTCGAGAAGTTACCGAGGAAGGTGGACCAGTCTTGGCGGGCCGGGGCAACGCCCATGCGCTCCAGAGCTTCAAAGCCGACGCCATTACGGAAGTCGTCCATGAGGCCGTGCAGCTCATCATCGGTCACGGTCTTGCCCAGCTTCTCAAGGTTGGCCACCATGTCGTCCATCGTGGTGATGGGCTTCACGGTGTCTCGACGCTGGGCGATAGGGTCCGAGGCTGCCTTGGCTTCTGGCGACTTGCCGGTGACCGGAGGCTCTGCCGCTGGGGCCTGAGTGACTTCCTCCGCTGGTGCGTGAGGAGCTTCGCCGCCTGCAGCTTCATTTGCGAAGGTTTCTGCGTCAGCGCCGAGACCGGCGGTCTCCATAGGGACAGTGATGTCAGCGGCCTCCGAGGAAACCTCAAAGGACCGGCGAGTGAGCTTGATGTCCCTCACAGCGCGCACTGAGCGCACCAATCCTGACAGCGCGCCCTCCACGAGGACGTTGCCGCCCATGTCAGCCATGGCTGTCTTCAGGCGCGCTTCGAGGGCGTTGTCGTCTTGATCGACAGACAGCGCGTTGATCAGGGAGTCCACATGGGTGAACTGGGCGAAGGCCGTCTTGTCCAGCCCAAAGTGTTCCGCGACGTTGGCGAGGTTCTGCTCTGCCGGATGGACCGACGAGAAGGCTACGCCCGCCGAGGCTAGGACGCCCTTGGCTACTTCACCTGCCTTGCCCCAGTTGGCAAAGACCTCTGCGGTCCCCATGGCTTTCCTTGCGGCGCTGAAGGGGACAGCGAAAGAAGCGATGCCGTGGACAATGGAGGCCCCGGTGCGTTCCGGCTTGTCGATCCATTGGCCATCCAGTCCCATCGTCTTCACGATCTCGTCACCGTGGTAGGTGGTGCCCTTCATGAAGTCAGGAGCGACCATGCGGACGGTCCCGTCAGGGTGGACTGCAGGAACCTTGTAGGTGCTGCCGGATAACTTGTAGGCTGCCGTGGCGGCGAGGTTGTGAGCCAAGTCGTCCACGTAATCCACGACAGACTCCGCATGGACAAAGCCGCTGATGGTCTGCCGGATGCCCGCCTCGACCCCGCCCAGCAGGCCGTGGACCGCATAGTCCTTCAGCCAGCTTGAGGTGGGGTTCTTAAGGTCACGCTCGGGTGCCGTGGGGGATGGAGTGGGTTCGTAAGCCTCCAGCATGGAGCTGTAGCTGTTCGCGCCATAGGTGGCGTCATTGCTGTGCGAGGGATCGTAACCCATAGGTCTCCTTGGTGGTTAGTCGTTGGGCAGGTAAGTCCCTGTCTGCGCCGTCTCCCCCTGTGCCTTCGCTATGGAAGACTGGTGGAGAGCGAACGCATGGCCTGCGGTGCGGGCGCGGGACTGCGCATATTTCGAGCTTAGGTTCATGGTTTCGAGCGAAGAGGTGAGAGCCAGATTGGCGTCGCCAGTCACTGCCAAGGTCTGAAAGAATGTCGTGATGACCTGTGGCCTCTTGGTGGCCCACTGCTCAGGCGACCAATATCCCGGCTTACGCTGACGGGACACGGCGTCCATATTCCTCAGGTCCTCGTTGAGCGCGTCGAGGTGCTGTTGGGCACCGTTCTGCGACACCAGCTTGGCTGGAGAGGGTATCTGCTTGATAACATTGATGGACGACGAGTAGGCTTCGGGAGTCAGTAGGCCCCTGTTGTAATCTAGGGTCAGCTCCTTGGTGAGCTGTCCGGGCGTCTTCTGGCCTGAGAAGTAGGTCGCCAGTGTCTTGAACGACTGATCGCGGACGCGCTGCTCGGCTTCCTGCTTGTTATGGGCCTGCACCGCCCAGCCCCACTGGACGTCCTGACGGTGCTGTTGGACAGCCTGTCGAGCTTCATTGAGGCGCTGGAGCTTCCACTCCTCTGTCCGGTGGACTAAGCCTGCCAGCATCTCTTGGTCTTCGAAGCGGATGCCACCGGCACTCGGTCCCTTGACCGCTAGGTCGTGGATGTCGGTCGGAGATAGGGTCCGCTTGCCTGCAAGCACCTCGGTATAGATGTTGCCCATGTTCTGATGGGCGAGGCGTTCGTCCTTCTCCCGCTGTTCCAGATCAAAGGTGTGATGCAGGGACTGGTAGCGCTCCTGAAGGAAGGCTCGGGTGGCCGGGTCGAACAACGGGGTCTTCCCATCGGTGTCCATGGCGCTGCCTGCAATCTGGAGGATGGAAGCGTCCTTGGTAGCCAGTGCGTTGGCCAGCGCGCCTTCCGCCAGTGCCTTCTTGGTTTTCTCAGGGGCGATGCCTAGAGCGGTACCCTTGGCAATGGCGTTCGAAAAGGCAGCAGGGTTCTTGGTCTCGGAGATTTCCAGCGTGGCCACAGCGACGTTGGCAGCTACCGCCTTGGTCTCCATCTGCTCTTTAATCTGGAGCGTTGCCGTCTGGAGGAGCTGCCCGCGCTTCTTCTCGACCGCCTTATAGAGGGTCGCATTGGCGTGGGCATCGCCGTAGTCAATCGGCTGCCCACGATCATCAACCAACATAGCCTTGGCTAGGGTGTCGATGTGGGCGTTGACGTCCTCCAAGGTAACCCCGTGTTCCCCCTTGGTGGGATCGGCGTTCGCGCCCGCGAGGACGAGCTTGTTGACGGACTCATCCCACTTGGGAAACTCGACCTGCGCTTTCTGCAGCACACGGCCATCCGCGATGACCTCCCGATAGGCTTGGCTACGCTTGGAGACCTCTGCGTTGACGTTACCGGACACAAGGTCACCCGCCGCTTGAACAGCAGCGGCCCGTTCAGAGGCCTCGTGCTTGAGCATTGAGTTCTGCGCCAGCGTGGTCTGCGTGTCCCCGAGCATGCCGAGGACCTTTCTGATCTCATTGGCCTGCGAGTCAGGGCGCTCGGCGTTTCGCATGGAGAACGCTGTGTCCACTTTGGGTGCCTGAGCCAGCCGGTCGTTGGTTGGGATCGTCTCGGACTTGAACTTGGTCTTGAGTTCTTCGGCGGTGTTGCGGCCAGTGGCCTGCGCCAGATTCACTGATGGCATCTGTTAGGCTCCTGCGGCGATCTTGGTGGAGGCGAGGCTCTTCTGGAGCTTGAGGTTTTCACCGGCCTTGAACCCTTGGTAACCCGACAGGCCGAGCTGAAGGCCCGCACTGAGGGCCGAAGGGGTGGCTGCACGGGAAAGCGCGGCGTTTGCCTCGGCGGTGTTGTTCTCGTTCTGATTGTCGGCATTGAGGCCGATGCGCTCGACACCAAGGCCGGTCTGCATCTGATTGTTCATCAGCATGGTCTCGATGGACTGAGACCCCAGCGACAGGCCTGCCTCACCGGCAGCCACGCGAATGCGGGAGTCCTCCTGACGCGCAGCGCGGAGGCGGTCGTTGGTCTGGGCCTGCTCCTGCTTGGCGATCTGGGTGGAGGCAGCTTCTTGCTGGTTACGGATGGCAGCCTGCTGGGCCTCTGCGGATTGCATGGTGCCAACAAGGGACACAGCAGTCGAGGCGACAGCGGCGACTGTCATAGAGACTGGGTCACACATGTCGGTTGTCTAGCCTTGCGAAAAGAATGAAGGGGCGTTTCTCGCGTCCATGCTCAGGTATCGCCTGCAGGATGCTGAAACCACATGTCGTCAGCCACCGCATGGAGCGGTCATTGCGGGCGTCGATGTAGTTGAACAGGCAGGGGTAGAGACTGTGCATCTGACGGAGATGGCGGAGGGTGTTGCGCACGAAGGTGTGCGGGATGTCGTCTAAGCGGTCGGTACCCATGAGCCATGCAATGCCCACTTGAGGGGCAACGGAAGGGGCACAGCCGAAGATGCAGAAAGGGACATCGCCGTCCAAAGCAACCCAGCAGAGGGTCGATAGGTCAGCGGACTTGATCAGGCTCCCCAGCGGGTCAAGCCCATGGGTGGCCTCGATCTCTGCCTTGTCGGCAGCACGGAGGTTGTCCGCGAGGACCTTAAGCCAGCCGATAAGCTGAACCTCAGGAACCTCGCGGATATTCTTGAATTGGATCACATTCTCGCCCGGTTGAAATACATGCCTTCCCACTCGGCAGCCAGAAAGGTGGAGCCTACATGGGTGTCGTTGGTGATCGTGATGACCACCTGCTGGGCATCCCCCATCACTTGGAAGGGGAACTTGCCGGTGTGCAGCAGGGGGCTGTTCAAGATCAGATCGGACGCACCCACGGTCTTGCCGGTGTAGTCCTTGACCTTCGCGGGGATGATGTCCCCGCTGATGATCTGACCAGCGGCACCATAGGGAGCCACCTCCGTGTGAAAGTAGCCGGTGTCCTTGAAGGAGACCTGCCATGTCTTGAGCTGAAGCCTGCCGGTCGTCACAGCGGAGCCGTCGCCCTTGCGGACGAAGACCGGACTGAAGATGAACTTGAAGCTATAGCTCTCGCCACCAAAGGCCAGCGCAGGCTCGTTACCGGGGACCGACACCTGTGTCGAAGTCGTCCACTGGTAAGTGGAGGGGTCGATCAGTGAGCCGGGGCGGGTTGGATCAGAAGACCCACGAACAAGCTGGAAGGCGGACTGCAGGGGAGCATAGGGCACCGTGAAGGTGGTCCTGCCGGTCGAGCTGTTGTACGCGCCGGTCAAGCTCACGCGCCGGTCCAGATGGACCTGCACAGGAGCGCCCGAGGGTACGACCCCCGGCTGCATGTTGATCCGCTCCAGATACACACCGCCACCCCGAGAGAGCAGCAGGTACAGGTAGCCAGACAGATAGACACCGGAGAGGACTTGGGTGTTGTCGCCCATGTACCAGCGGTGCCATGCAGACTGGGCCTTCTCCGTGCCGCTCACCCAGTAGAACTGGTAAACGTAGATGTAGCCGGGGGCACCATCGGTCAACACGAAGAGGGCATTCTGGTCACTTGCAGGGATCAGCTTGCGGACACCGGCAGGGACATAGCGTGGCACATGGGCCGTGATGTCGGAAGCCGAGGTGGCAGACTGGCCGCTCAGGCGGGTATACTCTTTGATCCCTGCGTAGCCGTTACGCTCCGCAGCGAAGTAAACGCCGTCATTGATGGCGACCATGCCCGCCCGAATGCTGACCTCGTAGTTCGTCACAGGCTTGATCGCCATGGACGAAGCGGACAACCCGAAGTCGCCGTTGGTCATGCTGAACTGCGTCTGGTCGGACGTCAGCATGATCCCGTCATTGAAGGGCACAGCGTCATAGAAGATCGACACCTTGGTGCTGGTGGCTGACACCGAGATGGGATCAGCGTCCAGCGCGTCCACCACGGTGGTCCGATAGAAGTTCCCGAGGTCACCCGTGACGGACATGATGGCCGTCTCGCCGGACAGGAGAACCAGTCGGTTCTGATAGATGAACGCCTTGCGGATGGTCCGGCCCACGAACACGGGGTTCGGGTTGCTATCCATATCACCCACTCGGCGCGGCATCCACGAGAACGGAGCGAACTTGAAGGTGCCGTCTGCTTGACGGACCAGTGCCCATGGCATGGTCTGTTCGTCTATGGCGTTGGCCAGATTGGGGGCCACGGTCTCGTTCCACACGCCGCCATTGAACATGACGTAGTAGGTACCGAAGAAGTTGGTGTTGTCCCCTGCCACAGCATAAAGGTCGCCTTGGGTCCCCGTTGCAGGGAGCTTGTCGAACCGCTGGACCTGACCTGCATAGACGCCGACCAGATTGGGGTCGTACTGCGCAGGCATGCCGGGGCCGTAAGCCATCCCGTACTCATCAACACCTCGGTCACGGTTGATCCAGACGTTCGAGAGAGGTTGGGCGACTTGGTCAGCACCGACCGGCTTCATCGCCACGGTGACCTTGCGGTTCACCACGAAGGTGTAGTCGGCCACGGTGGTCATGGCGATGTCGTTGACGTAGTCGGTGGCCGAGGCCAGATAGCCCCATCCTTGTGGCGCGGTGACCGTCTGCTCATTCCCGGCCAGATCGAAGATGCGCAGGGCACCCGACTGGGCGATCACGATGTAACGCTCAGAAGCGTCACGGTTGATCTCATGGATCATCGCGTTGGTCGGCGTGGTCGTCAGCAACTTGGCGATGTGTTCGGTCGGCGGGCGCTTGGCGAGACCTTCCGCAATGGATGACCAGCCGTTGCGCTGGCCTTCTAACTGGTCCTTTGCGCGGACCATAGGAGCCTGCTGGCTCACGCCGTTATACAGCGCGGGGATCGTGTCAGCGATCAGGCTCACGAAGTGACCGGCCCGATGTTACCAGCGATGCCCCAGCCGTTACGGTAGGTGGTCCGCTGGAGGCTCTTGGAGCTTTTGAAGGAGTTCGTGCCACGGACCCGGCGTTCGTCACGCAGGAGCAGCGCCCAAGCGCGGGCTTGATCCTCTTGCGAGAACCCGTCCAGCTCAGGGGCACCGATGGTCCGCTTCTGGAACTTACGGACCGCCGAGATGGCGATGTAGTTCCGAGCGGTTTCCGGCAGGTCTTCGAAGGAGTAACCCCAAGTGATCTCGCAGGGAACCGCAGCGCCCATCTGCCAAGTCTGGTTGGCTCGGTCCCAAAAGCCCATCCCGTAGGTGGGATGACGGCGGATCACGAGGTCCTGATTGGAGTCCGTAGGGTCACAACGGAGGGCACCGGCAGGGAGCGCGATGAACTTATTGATGTCCGGGGTCAGCGGATAGGAGGTGTCGGTGTTGAACGCGAAGCCGTACAACAGGACATAGCGGGTCTCGATACCGAGAACCGACTGGGCGATATTAACGTCCCCTACGGAAACCGAGAGGGAGTTCACCGGGGCCTGTCCAATGCTCATCAGCATCTCGTTGACGGCTTCCAGCGTGGAGAACGGAGTGGTGGTGGACATAGGACTGTCCGTCGTCGAAACATTTGGCGCAAAGTTGGTATGTTGGTAACGGAGATATGGCCTCGTCTGGGTTTGGGTTTTAGGCGGCCAGCTTGCGGTGTTGCAAGCGGCGATGTTCGATGGTCTGCTTCTTGATGGCGGCACGCTGGGCGTGGATCTGCCGGTCTCTGCCGAAGTAGGCGTCGGCGGGCGTCACATTGCCCAGACTTTCGTG